GTCTAGTAATTGTTCAAATTTTGTAGACATGTTATTAATTTCTCCTATTAGGGTAGCGGCAAGGCTGTAGCAATATTTACACTACAGTAATATTACGTGCTGGAAATAGGCTGAAAACGAATCGTTTTGGCCTTAAAGTGACAGAGTTAGACTCTTTTTTGACTATTTTTTGTTAAAAATATTTAGTTTCTGTATCTAAGAGTTATATAGAGCGTTAAGTAGTACCAGCTTCTGGTGGAGGAGCGGCATACATTTTACGCACTAAACCCATTTCTTCTCTATGTTCGCGAGTGTGTGCTTCGCTGGCTTTTCTAATGTCATTGATCATTTTTAAAGTCAAACGAGTCTTACGATAGTCGGTTCTTTTAAGGATGTTGTCAGTGTCGTTTTGGCTGACATAACGATCATCCTCTTTAGGACCGGCTTGGTCGCGATCAAAATAAATGAATTCTCTTAAAAACATAGTGTTATTTATACAGCAGGAGCTGCTTCCCCGGCTCCGCTACCTGCGGTTGGAACAGGAGCGCCGCCTTCTGCTGGTTCTTCTCCCATGGCTTCTGGGCTAGGTTCTGGAGCAGATAATGAACTAATATCCCCGCCAATACCGTTTGCAGTAATACCTGCACTACGCATTTCGCTACTAGCACTCAAGAATTGATCTTCATCAACATTTTCTTCTTTCCATAAGGTAGCATTTTGTGCAACTTCTTCTTTGGTTAGTCCCAAGAAACGTTCTAGAGCAAATCGTTTACTAATGAAAGGAATAGCAACCATGGCGTTAAATGTATTAACACGGGCAGTATCCATTTCAGCTTGACGATAGGAGGCAAAGTTTTGTGGAGGATTAAATTTAATGTCAAAAATATTGCTATCTACATTGATACCTTGGGTATGTAAGTATACCTTAAACTCTGTATCAAATGGCTCATTCATCAATGATTGTAGTCGCTCGCAATACTTGTTAAATCTTAGTTCTTGAATATAGGCTGTCCCAACTCGTCCATCATTAAAGCTGCTACCTCCGTCATCGCTACTAGTTGGTAAGTAAGAACTTGGAATACGCAAAGCGCGAAATAGTTTATTAGTAAAGTACTTAAGGTCATCAATTTCTCCTAAGTTTTGACCGCCTTGTAAGATTTCAACCTTACTACCACGACCTTCAGCAGTTGTTGGGAAGAAGTAATCTTCATTAATGCTTAAAGGATTATAACTTGCATCAATTACACTTTGGCCACCACCACCTGCACTAGGAATACGGCGTTGGTTAATTTCATTTTTAACACGTTCAACGAATGCCATGGCCAAGTGACTAGGCATATTACCTACGTCAATGTGGAACACACGACGTTCCGGAGCACGTTGTATACGATAGATTAAGATAGCATCTTCTAGTAGTTCTTTTTGTTTGAACACTTTAAAGATACTTTCCATTAAACTATTACCAAATGGGAAGTTGTTGTCTAACCCTTCACTCATGCTAATATGGATTACATGACGAGCATCAATAGCATATTGATTTTGATTTTCACTAAAACGACTGCTATTGGCAGTTGTAGGGAATGATCCAGTCATGCCCCTTGCCCCGCCTGCAGCGCCGCCGCCGCTTCCATAACTACCACCAAACTGGCTTCCGCCACCATTTTGATTGCTAGGTTGAATAGCAGTTGTACTTAGAGCTTCGAAGTTTGGATTAAAATCACGAATGTGATATTGTTCAGGCTTCTTGCCTTCGCTTTCATTTACAATAATCTTGTCTACTTTAGCTGGATCAACATACATCCATGCCTGTGTTTCTGGGTCACGAACAAAGAAACTATCACCAAATTTAAATGCATTTCGTACGATTTTAAACATACGAACAGGAAACTTGTTTAACTTACACCACTGTTGTAGGTACTTTTTAATGATTTTAATTTCAGTCGTAGTAGCTTGTTCTTTGAATTTGATTTGAAAAGGAGTACCGTTTTCTTCGTTTAGCTGTGTACAAAACTCTGCTAAAATATCAAACGCTGCGTTGACTTCACTGTCGGAATCCATTGTATCATACTGTCCATAACGCTCTAAACGGTTGGGGTGACCAGCATAAACGTCAGGAAGATAGCTAGAATAGTTTGAACGACTAGGGTTACCGCCCGAGTTTATACTCGTGCTACCACTAATGGTGCTCAGTTTACCCGATAGATTAACGGGTGTAAAGTACTTTTTCCATGACAAGATGTATTCTCCGGCTTATGGCTTATTTACCTTTATACATTAGGGGTTTTGTTTTCTTATTGAATAGAAAGTAAACCCGCCAACATTATCATAAATGTCTTGTGTATAATCCAAACCTTCTTCATGAATGTTTTTAGTATCTTGTAGTGTGCTATGAATAGCCTTCAGTGTGCTATTTTGTTGAGACATAACTTCGCGCATTTGAGCTTGATCCGAAACTTCTTTAGTAGTATCATCTTTTTTCTTTTCTTCTTCTGTAGGTATCAATCCGCCAGCAAGTTCTCCTAGCTTGCCGCCAGCAAAACCGCCTACGCCAGCACCACCTGCCGCTAGCAATGCAAGAGATAAGCCGCCGGTTTCTGGAGCCAATCCCAATGCCAATCCATATAAAAGAGTCCCTAGTACACTTGCTCCTATTAGACCACCTGTGGCTTTTCCATATTCTTGATTTGCAGTCTGCTGATTTATTTCGCCTTTATTTTTACGTTCAGTTGTATCCGATACTTGGAACAATGCACCAATGCCTGCTAATACAGTAGTTACTTTAGATAGATAGGGTAGAATATATTTTCCAAAAAATCCAGTTACCGCAGGTCCGTATTTTTCTAATGATTTTTCAATAATGCCTCCACCTCCCCCGCCTAAGGCGGCGCCTCCTACTGGAATAACATACATGGGATTAGTTATAGTACCAAGAGTTCCGAACCCTAATATACCTTTACCACCCCTAGCTAAAAGTATATCTCCCACTGTTTCTTTGAATAATAATGTGGCTTTTTGTGCTGCTATGTATCCGGTTAGACCAACTATAGCTAAACCTAACACAGATAATAATCCAGGAATCTTTGATAATCCGGTTATAACCAAAGAAAATGCAGCAGCCATATGTGTAACGATAGAAGTTACAATCTTAACAGCAGGAATCATTGCATCTAATATTACAGATCCTAAGTTTTTAAAAGATTGAGATAGACTTGCAAGATCAGCTGCTTGACTTTGTTCTCTTGTTCGTTGATTTGCAGTAACCTGATCTACAAGATTTGTCCATGCTTCTCTAGTGCTTAACTCTTTGTTTATTTGGATAGTGTTTGCTCTAGCAGAAACATTAGCAGCTTGTTGAAGCTGACCACCTTTTAACAAAGCAACCTGGAATGGCAAGGATGCGTTTTCAAAATCTTGTGCTGCTGCGTACTGCATACTAGCGCCGGCTTTAGTTTGATCGCTAACAGTCTTTGTAGTATCATGAACATTTGATACCAAATTTGTTAGCTCGTTAGTAGCACCCGGTAATGCACCTGCAAACTGCCCATGGGCCGAATCTAATACAGTACCGAATAATGATAAAGACTGAAAGTTTTCCGCCATTACTTTGCCGCCACGGGCATTTGCTTCTGCTAGACCAATAACTGCTTTATCAACGGCCTGTTGCCCTTCTGTTAAACGAAGTCTAGCAAGATAGTTTTCCCACGCAGAATTTAAAGATAGTTTTTTAAGTTCAGCTTCCTGTTCTTTTCTATTTTTTCCGGTGATTTCAGCAAGTCCATCTAGTTCCTCTAGATATAGCCCAGTGCCTTGAGTTATACCCGTAATGTTGTTTAACTCAGATTGAGTTCGACCGCCAGTCATTTGAATATAATCTAAAGCACCTTGATTTAAATCTTCAAAAGTATAACCCAAGGCCAATAAATTTCTACCTGTATCACCAGATACAAATTCTTTACTAAATGTACTAAAAGACCTTGCTCCATCACTAACAGTATCTCCCATTAAGGCTAGAGTACTGCTATTTTTGTTAATTAAATCTGTAAATTCCTGTAGTGTTAGATAAGAGTTAGCCGCAGCCATACGCATGTCGGTAAGACTTCCGCTAAAACTAACACCAGCATTAGTAATGCTTTGATAAGACTTAAAGTTATCTTCTTGAAATTTAAGTATAGTAGCAAATGCCAGTGAGACTTGTCCTATACCATAAGGTAGTTGGGACATGGCATTGAACACATCACTAAATGACCCTGCACCCGAAGTTATCGTTGAAGTAACCGATGCCAAGTTAGTAAAACTAGTGTTTACCGCTTTAGTAACTAAATCTAACTTGCTTACTGTATTTGCAGCTTCGCCGGCATTTTGAGCAGTTCCTTTTAAACTTGCATTTGCTCGAGCAATAGCATCGTCGTTAAATCCTGCCCGTGTTGCCCATCGATTTATAGAATCTAAAGTTTGTTTATTACCAGCCAGACTACTTAACAATAGTTGTTTAAGTGTAGCCTCAGTAGCTGCATTATTCAGCACTACATCTTCTACACCATCCGGTCCTGTAATCGTTCCTGTTACGTCTGCCATTGTTTTTCCAGAGTTTTCTGCGTATATAAATACTTAAAAGAAGATAACCGTTTTATCTTAAAGTTATTTATTCGGAGAAAACCGTGCCTGAAAACACCACATTTAATATTCCTGAGAATCCTTTGACCATGTTCATGCGTCAACCAAAAGTCTACATCAGACTACCTAGCAACGGAGAATATTGGCCACAAGGCAGTTTAGATCTACCCGATAACAGGCAAATCGCAGTTTATTCCATGACTGCTAAAGATGAAATCTTATTGAACATCCCCGATGCCTTAATGAATGGACAAGCAGTAGTAGACGTCATTCAAAACTGTATTCCCGCAGTTAAAAATGCATGGGCAGCACCTAGTCTAGATATCGATGCCATGTTGATTGCAATACGTATTGCTACCTATGGAGAAATGATGAAAACTCCTATTAAGTTTAATGATGATTTGGAAATGGATTATCAAATAGATTTAAGAACGGTGTTAGATTCATTGATGAACAATGTTTCCTGGACTACAGCGGTGCCCATTAATGACTCAATGACTGTGTTTGTTAAACCCTTGACCTATAAACAAATAACAAAAAGTTCAATTCAAGTGTTTGAAACACAAAAAATTATTCAGTTGGCCAACAATGATTCAGTCAGCGAGGACGATAAAGTAAAACTCTTTAAACAAAGTTTTAACAAACTCACTGATTCTACAGTAGACTCTATTGTTGATAGCATTTCTCATATAGACACAATTCAAGGTAGTGTTAGTAACCCTCAATTTATTAAAGAGTTTATTAATAATGCCGATAAAGATGTTTTCAATAAGATTCAAAAACATCTAGAAGACATGAAAGACCAAAATTCTATCAAACCCATGAAGGTACCGGTAACTCCTGAAATGCAGGAACGCGGAGTCACGGGGGATACCGTCGATATTCCTTTGGTATTTGATTCCTCGACTTTTTTCGCGTAAGGCTTTTGTATCTTGATATTCCTGAAGTCGAAAAACTCCTTAACGACCTAGACGGAAATACAAAAGCCATTAAAGAAGAACTGTTAAGAATATGTTGGTTTATGAGGGGAGGGGTAGGATATAATGAAAGTTATATGCTTTCTCCCGAAGACAGAGAGATTATCACTAAGATTATCGAAAAGAACTTAGAAACAACTAAAGAAAGCGGATTACCTTTCTTCTAATACTAGAAATGAGCTAAAGCTCATTTGTTATTTCGCTCACGCTCATAACTGATTGTATTTCTTTTAATCACGACGTGTTAAATTTCATGTAGATTGTTTCAGTCAGACGGAACCGTTTTGCAAGGTTCCGTCTCTTTGTCTTCATGTGAGTCATCACAGCCGAGACATTGGAAGTAGGTTTTAATTATTCACCGTATGCTAATGGGCTCTGACCTTTCCCAACCTACGTCGACATCGCAGAATTATCTGCTACCTTAAACTTCGTTCCTAGTGTTTAAGTTTTTATAGCCGGTGATTTCGTATGCTAACATTCATACTATAACAATGCGTCGGGCGTATGGTTCTACCCTCTGACTCACTTCCGATTTTTCAGGATACTGGAATTCCTCCAGGGGAGTGCATCATTATGTTACGTGTCCGGTTATTCCCCGGTTTTTCCACAGCGGTATTACAAACTGGCCCGCTAACCTTAGGTGCTAGATGATATATAACCTTTTGGAATCCAACAAACAAACATACTTTTTCCTTTTTTATTTTTGCAGGTATTACATACTACCTTACCTGCATGTGGTCCAGTCGGTTCGTTGATAATTTCCCAATTATGGGATTCGTGGATTCCTAGATGTTGCCTTAGTTTATTTCTTTGATCATGCCATGCTTTGTCAAATCCAGTTTTTGGATTAGTCCAGTATGTATCATTTAAAAATGCTGTATCACTTTTATTGGTTTTACTGTAATCAAACTTTGTCATGATCTTATTTTTTTAATATATGTGAGCCATGTACACGGACCGAGATTTGTCCATTATAGTAGTCTGTAGATTCAAGTACTTTGCGGTCGAATTGTTCACGGGCCTCAATGTAACTACATTCTGCTTTACTACGACAGTAGTATAATATCTCTCTGCTGAAATTTTCTTTGCCTAAATTAGCAACGTCTGCACTGAGTTCGTTGCTGGAGCCATAATATTCTTGCCAGTCGCTGTCTATTTTACTGCGAATTTTCTTTTTCTTTTTTGTGCCATTTTTTAGTTTAACAGTTTTATAAGTTGTTTTACTAAACTTTGCTAACTTCTTGCCTATATATTTTCTACCAGTGATTAAATTTGTAATCAAGTAGACAAACCCGACACAGTCATCGGGCAGGTCTTCCACGTTTTCTCCCTGGTACTTCCACATCTTTATTTTTCTTCACTGGTCCTGGTTTTTTTGGATGCAGTTTCCAATGTTCATGATCTGCTTCTAAACTGGCTTGCCATAACTCATGAGATAAATGTCTCATACGTTTATATAATCTACGCATGTTCATTACCTCTTCGTCTCTAACTCTTGCGAACTTCAGAAACGTTGCATTATAGTTATGTATATCGATAACCATTGACATATATTCTGAATACAGCTCAAGATACCGAGCCATAGCTGGTTCATTCGCCTGCGGAGTAACTGGTGTAACCATTTTCTTTTACCACTCGGAGCACGTTATTTACACGACCGACTAATTCATCCTTATGAGATATAAGGAAAATGTTCTTATTTCGTTCACGTGCCATTTTCTTCAATACTGCTAAAGCACTTTCAACCCCAGCACTATCCATACCTGCATCTACTAGTTCGTCAATAAACAATAAATTCAAACTTTGATACAATCCTTCCCAAACATCTCTAAAAGCAAAACTCATGGAAAGTATCAGTCGATTACGTTCGCCTCGACTTAAATTGTCAAAGTCTAAGTCTTGACCTAGCTGTGTAATCTCAACACTCAAATCGTTTTGAAATATCACACGGTGCGGCAATCCTAATGTATCAATATAGTTACCTAATCGTTTGTTCAAATAACTTAAATTTTGATCAATAATACGTTTACGAATAAAACTATCTTTGTTGGTTAACAGTTTTAAAAGATATTCTTGGTGATCTTTTAAACTAGTTAGTTCGTTAATCACATCCCATGTGATTTCCTGTAAAGCACTTTTCTTCAGTTCTTCAACTTGTTCAGCATAGGGATTGTTTTCATTTGCCCGTTCAGTTAGGCGTTTTTCTAAACTATCTAAGTTGTTTTTATGACCTAATGCTTCTGCTTCTGTGTCGTAAAACGTAATAGGACGCTTAGGTTGATCACCGATAGATTCCAGTTCATTTAAAACTGGAATAAGTTCGTTGCCAATCTTAACACCATATTCTAAAGATTCGTTGTAATGTTTCTGTGCTAATGCGTTCATTTCTTCATGTTTGTGATCATGAAGATCCTGTTCGCAAGCAGGGCATGTTTTATTTTGTAACTTTTCTAATTCTCGTTGATACTTGTCAGAAGCCTTTTCTGCTTGAATCAGTGCAGATTCTAATGTGGCCTTTTGTTTTTGTAGACTTGTAATCTTAGAGTTGTTATCTTCCCATACTTTCAACTGAGCATGTAAATCTAATTCTTGGTTGATATTAACAGTTGCTAGAGTCTCGATACTTTTAATCAACGAGTTTAAGTCTTGTTCTTTTTTATTTTCCCAAGCATTGCTACGAGTGATCAAACTGTCAATGCTTTTTTGAATATTTTCGTTAGCACGTTTAGTTGCTTCGATTTTAGCAGTCTCCTCAACAATTGCATCTTTAGTTTCTTTAACTGATGCCTTTAGTGACTCTGCTTTTTCACTAAGCAACGTAATGCCGAGCAGTTGTTCGATAACTTCTCGTTGATCCGCAGCCCTCATTGATAAAAAAGGTTCTGTATAAGTGTTCAATGCCAAAATGTGTTTAAACATGGTGTGTGACATTTCTAACATTTGTTCGATGGCTTTTTGTGTTTCTCGACTATCTCCCTGAGCATCGTCATCTGTTTCGTCAGTTTTTAACTGATCGTTATTAACAAACAACCTAAGCACATTTGGTTTACGCCCACGCTCAATACGATATGTATTTCCGCCTTTATCAAACTCTACAGTGACTAACATATTTTTACCGTTAATCTTATTGATCAAGTTTTCTTTCTTGATGTTTGTAAGAGCTTGACCATAGAGTGCGTAACTCAAAGCATTGATAATGGTAGTTTTACCTGTACCGTTACGTGAGCCTGTATCATCTCCTCCTAAGTCAAGGTTAGCACCTAGCACTAGAGTTAAATGTCCTTGTTCGAAATCTACGGCTTGGGTATTTTGACCCACACTCATGAAGTTCTTTACAGTTAGGTTTTTAATGTGAAAGCTCATAGTTCGTTATAAATCTTCAATAAAATGCTTTTATCCATTTGACCGTTTTCTAAATTAATCAATCCATCTGTAACAATCTGGTCAACACTTTCAAACATAGTTTCAGTGTTTTCATCAATCATTCCGTTAGAGTTACTTTTATCCTGAATCAAACTAAGTTCTCGGATATCGTAAAGGTTACTAAACTCATCTTTAATATAGTTTGCTTCTTCAAAACTAATAGGGATATCTAAGTTTACTTTTAAATGCATCTTAGATTTCATGATTGTGTCTTTCTTATCAATCATCTCACTAAGTTTGAGTACTCGATACTTAGGACAGTTATCCCAGTTAATAAATTTAGGCTCGCCGCCCCATTCCATGATCATCATGCCACGTTCATCGTCCCAGTTATCTGCAAAGTTATGGGGAAAGGCATTACCAATGTACCAAACCTTGCCTTTATTCTGTCGTTTATGGAAGTGTCCCGAAAAAATATAATCAGGACCGTCAAAGTCGTCAACTTTTAATTCACCGTGGTCGGGCATTTGTACCATAGCATTCATATAAAACAACGGCAGTTCAAAGTGTCCAAACACATATCGGCTTTTCAACTTTTTCATTTCCTTCCACTCATCCCCGACAAGCCACGGGACTAGGGTGACATCATCAAGAGTTGTTATACCCTCTACGACGGTAACTCCTGGAATATGGCGACCAAAGGCCGATGAATGAATATCACGCTTGTCTTTGTAAAACAAATCGTGGTTGCCGGGAAACCAAAAAAACTGCTCAAAGGCAGCACCTAGTTTTTCTAAACAGCGTAGACTACTATCTAATGTGAATAGGTTTAGGCTGTTTCGGTTGTGACTCCAATCGCCAAGGAAAATGCAAGTTTCACACCCTTGCTCCTTGGCGGTTGAAATAAACCAATCTACGAATTCTTCGCAATCTTGTAAATGTGTTGATGAATTGGACTTTAGACCATAGTGGATGTCGGTGAAACATGCCACTTTTTTAAATAGACCCATTATTATAGTTCTCCTATAAAAAGTATAGCGTGTACAATACTAAAGGTCAAGTAATAATGTCTTCGTTTTCTAGCTCTTCTTCGTCCGAGATATCTTCGCTCTTAGGCATACGCATATTTTTATATAGTTCTGCTTGGCGAGCAATTTCTTCGGCATACTCTTGGCTGTTTTGTCTTGTTAGACTTGGAGTCAATCCTGCTTCTTCCAACAAGTCATCGCGAATATTTTGACTCTTCTTTTCAATATTTAGAATACGAGTGAATGAATTTGTTACTGCGGCAGTATAGTAGGCAAATGGATTCTCGGATTTTGATTCATCAAACTGTAGTCCAATCTGACTTAGTTGAAGAATAGCCTGTCCTTTCATTTCATCGACATAAGTATACCCACGCCAGTTGCTACGTTGGGCATAGCGTTCGCTGAGTTTGATAAACATTTTGCCAAGATTTTCAGTAATGCGTCCGTGTTCTTTATTAAACTTACCAGTTTCGATAGGACCTTTCCAATGGCTTTTACCTACACACATTAGTTCGCCTTCGTCGTTAAACTTCCAATGTTGGAAAGGAGGAAAGTTTACTTTTTCATGACTGTCTGCACGATTTTTAACAGTCTTCTTGCGTCCCGGGGCAAGCGGGATATGATCGAATGTCATTATTCTGATTACAATATCTGTTTTTGCGATAGTTTTATAATCAGGAGTACATTCTGCTAGTTTGATTTTCTTATCGCCATCTGCTCTTGCTTGAGCAAATGCTTGTAAACCTAGTCTTTTAGCACGAGCACGTTTGGCATCTGCTATAGTTCTAATGTTTACCTTGTCGAGACTTGTTAAAATGATATCGTGTTGTTGATATTCAGGTTGCAAAAAACTTGAAAATGAACATTTACTACGATGAATTTCTGCTAATAAGTCTCTGTTGTTTAAGTATTTTACCTTTCTGCCGGTCGGCGCGATAGTTGTTGTTGTCATATTGTTATTATTTTCCTAACTTTTTTAGTTTAGCACGGAAATTGCTAGTGTCAACCGAATCTTTAAAATATTAGCACTTTATTTAAGGTTAAATAGTATATCAAGGAATAATATTTATGCCCCTTTCCGGAAACTATCAATTTGTATCTAATACACCTACAGCAGATGTAGCCAACGCCCCTGTGGTTGGTGCTTCAGACTATAATGCTAATGTATTAGCGGCTATTGCTAAAAATCCTGCAGGTACCGTTACAGCCAGTGGCGCTGCTCGACCTGCACAAAGTATTCCGGGTGCTGAAGTAGGTGTACAGTTACAAACTCCTTTAGTTACTAATGCTAATAAAAAAACTCAAGATATGAGAGTTAGAATTCAAGTACCTACATTATATCAATCAGCAGTATATACGTCTGGCGCTGGCGGCAATTTAAAATCACTGAATAGCATTATTTTTCCATACACTCCTCAAATTAGTTTTGAACACAAAGCCGATTATGCTACTGAAAACCCAATTCATAGTAACTATTCAATCAACTTTTATAAAAGCAGTTATGTAGGTGACATTAGTATTCAAGGTGT